ATGACCCCACACCCCCCAAATAATATAACAACATCCATATACATACAGACAAGTACAGTAATCCAGTTACAAAATCACATATAATTAAAGTTTGCCTTTGCCTTTGCCTTCGGATATGATTGATCTTGCAGGTGAGGTATATTTGCACTTCGTTCAATCTATCTTCTCCAGAGACAGTTACTTTGCCTGCACCCCCTTATAATAAAAAAAATATATATGCGAAAAAATCCCCCAGACGAAGTGCTCTTTTAAGAGCCGACCCCTAGGAATTTTCAAATAAATATTTGGGTACCCATATAGGCAAAATTTTTTCTATACTTTTTTAAGTTTGAGATGGTATGATATTGCGTATGGCTACTCCATTTGATACAGATTATTCTTTTTTAAATTTACCTGAGCGTGGCTCAAGAGTAAGAGGCCCTATCGACCTGCCTTCTATTGAGCCGGTAGATTCTACTTTTAGAATAGGCGAATATGCGCCAAGAGATTTACCTCGTACCCAATTAGTACAGCCCTCTTTGGCTCCCTTATTAGACGACGAAATTAGATCCGTACTTTCTTCTGCAAGACCTTTTGAAGACGTTAGCACCTTAGGCGAAACCGCTGAAGAACGATTGGCCAATATGGGAGAGGCTAACGAAGAATTAAAAAGACAGTTTGGCGCTGAAATAGATTCTTTACAAAGCCAATTAGAAGAAGTCGAAAAAGCAAAGGCAGATGCATTCGCGCAAGTCGATCAAGCTATCGCCGAACAAGACGTTGTTAGACAACAAGCCGCCGAAGAAATGGCAGCGCAACTTCAAGAGCAAGAAGAGCAAATAAGAGCAGAAGCAGAAGCTCGTTACCAAGAAGCCAGACAACAAGGAATAGATGCCGTTGAAGAAGCAAGACGTGTAGCCGAAGAAAGGCTCCAAGGTACTATTCAAAATTTTGAATCAGAAATTGCAGCGCTTGAACAAAGCAAGCAAGAAGCTTTAAGTCAAGCAGACCAACAAAGAGCAGAAGAGCTTGAAGCGCAAAAACAAAGTTTATTAGCAGAACGTCAAGGACTATTAGATCAAGAGCGTGAAAAATTCTCTTCTTTAGAAAGCGACTTTGCAAGTTTACAAGAACAATTTAGCGGCGAGAGAGCCGGCTTTGAAGATCAAGTTGCCGGACTCGAGCAACAAGTACAAGAATTACAAGCAGCCAGAGACGAAGCCCTTGCTTCTGGCGACGAAAGAATGGCCCAAGCTTTAGAAGAGCAAGCGCAAAAATTTCTTGAAGAACGTCAAAGAGTTATTTTTGCAAACGTAGAACAAATAACAGCCGGTTCAGCAGCAAAGCAGGCCGCCCTATCTGAAGAAAATGCGTTACTAAAAATTAGAGTATCGCAAATGGAAGAGCAATTAGGACAGATTGATTCAGCTCAAGGCGAAGCTATTGCTAAAAGAGATGAAGCTATAGCCAATCAAGACGGCGCTGGAGCGCAAGCAGCCGAAGAACAGGTTCAAGCCTTAGAAGAGTTAAAACAACAACTGTTACAAGAAAGAGAGTCTATTGTTAGCGGTTTAGAGGGTGAAATAGGTGGATTGCAAGGTGAAATAGACAGCCTAACAGGTGCTAGAGACTCAGCTATAGCAGAAAGAGACCAAGCTATTGCAGCGCAAGATACGATTAGAGCCGAGGCTGCGCAACAACAAGCCGAAGCTTTGGATGCGCAAGCGGCTAATTACCAAGCTCAACTAGACGAATTAACAGGTGCTGCAGGTCAAAAAGATCAAACCATATCAGATTTACAAGCTCAGTTAGCTGCTTTACAAGGAGAGGCTCCGCCAGCGGGTACTCCTGGTCAAGCAGACTCAGGACCGCCTTTAAATTATATGGAGTTTATAGAAGCCGGTAATAAGCCTGCTGATTACGATCAATATATGACTAACTATATGCAGCAAAATCCAAATTATAGATCTCCGTATGATCCTAGAGGAACTACAGACGACGGAACCGCTGTTATTGCAGAAGATCCAGACGATTACGCACCTCAACCTCCAAAGATGAGAATTCCTGGCGGCGGCGGTATAGACTACGGCGGCGGCGAAGGGCCTCCAGTAGTAGACAGGCAAGTAATTGTATACGGTCCTGATGGAACTATGTATAGTTCTCCAGCAGCGGCTAAAGCAGCAGGCGTAACAGATTATACGACAACACCCCCAGGCTCAACTCCGATAACTATTCCAGGCGGTACGCCGCCAAGAGTTCCACCTAAACCGCCATCAATCGGTGGTATAGGCGGAGGAATACCGATAACACCTCGTCCAGGCGGAGGAGGAACTTACAAAGAGTTTCCAGCTCCAGGCGGAGGAACTATAAGCGTAGGCGTAAAGGACCCAATTTTTGGAAAACCAGGAGTAGTTGTTCCCCCTAAAGTTTTGCCCAAGCCAATACAAAAACCTATACTACCAGTTGGAGGTATAGGAGGTTTGCCTAAATTACCGCCAAAAAGAATACCTCAACCACCCTCATTTGGAGGCGTAGGTGGCGGAGGACGTGGTTTTTCAAACAGAGGTCCTGTAAAATACAGATAAAAGGAATTACATATGATGATGGAAAATATAAAACAAATTTTAGGTGAAAACGGCAGAACCATATCTAATAAAGATAGGGGTCTTGCTAGTATGATGATGGACAACGAGCCAAGAATGGAAGACAGATCTGCAGAAGGCCAAATGTTTTCTCTTGAGTCAGAAATTAAAAACCTAATGAAAGAATACGAAATAGCTGTAAGAGATGGCGACAACGAAAGAGCGCAAAGAATAGCTGATATTATTAACGAATTAGATGCGCAAAAAATTGGTATTAGCGGAGGTATGGCCGATAAGATGATAGCGTCTCAAAAAATGGCCGAAGGTGGCGAAGCTCAAATGCCAGATATGTCTGAACAAGAAGCGATGTCTGAGTTAGAAAGTATTGCACCTCAAGCGCAGATGATAGAGCAATTGATTCTTGCTGTTGTCAAAATGATTCAGCAAGGCGTAAGCGAAGCAGAGGTTAGAGAGTTTTTAAAAGAGCAAGGTCTTGACGATGAAGATATTGAAGACTTGTTTATGATGGTAATGCAACAAATCGAACAAGCCCCAGCAGAAGAACCAATCGGTCAAGAACTGCAAGGTATGATGTAATGCAGTTTCAGATGCAAAACCAACAGCAAATGCAAAACCAACAGCAAATGATGCAACCAGCTCAAGATATGGGTGCTTTAGATGCATCTGGAAACGTTAGCGGTTCTGGTCAAGCGCAAATGATGCGCAGAGATTCGCAAAGAGTTCAACCTATTCAAGATATGAGAGCTAGACCTCCGCAAAGAGGTATAGGCTCATTCCAAAATCCGTTTGGCGGATTTATGGGCGGTGGCAGAGGACAGTTTATGCGACCTCAACCTCCTATGTATGGAGGCGGTTTTGGAATGCAGCCACCTATGTTTGGTGGTGGTATGGGTTATGGTAGACCTCCAATGTTTGGTGGAGGAATGTATGGCGGTGGATTCGGCATGCAACCTCCAATGTACGGCGGTGGATTTGGTATGATGCGTCCTATATATGGGGGCGGTTTTGGAAGTCCTTTTAGTCCTGGATTTGGCGGCGGTATAGGCGGTATGTTCCCAGGAATGGGCGGCGGATACGGTATGAGACCTCCTAGTTATGGTGGTATAGGCGGCGGTTATAACAGACCGATGCCTCAACCAATGCCTCAGCCTATAAGACCAATGCCTCAACCAATGCCTCAGCCTATAAGACCAATGCCTCAACCAATGCCTATAGACAGGCCAAGGCCTATAAAAAGACCTATGCCTGAACTAAAACCTATTCTTCAAAGAGTTGAAACTAAAGGACCAGAAAGTTTGATGAGACAAAGAGGTAGACCCATACCCTTAGCTCAACGGCAAATGAATTATCCATTTTAAAAATGGATCTACCAGAAATACAAAAAATACTTCTTAGTAATACCCAACCAACTCAAGCACCTCCAGAATATTTGATGGAAATTGGCGAGTATAGTCAAGTTTTGCCTAGAGACTATTTAGGAGAAGCAAGACAGATGGCAGATTCAACTGCTGGTATTATGGGTATGGCAATTCCTTACGGTAAGTTACCTTTAAAAAAGTTAAAAGAAATGTATGAAAAGTTAAGAATAGATTTTGAAAGACAATTAAAATTAACAAAAAACGCAGATCCAATTGAAAGAGAAGCTGCGCAAAAGGCTGTTGTTAGAATAAAAGACGAAGCAGTTGAAATAAAAAAAGAAATAGATAAAAGACAATAATTAATGGATTTATCCAAACTTACAGAAACAGAGCTGAAAGAGGCTCTGCTTCTAAAAGAGAAGCTTGATAGTTTTTCTCAACAAGAAAAATGTAAAGAGTCTTTTTTAGAATACATCAACCATATGTGGCCGGAGTTTATCTGCGGTAAACATCATAAAATTTTTGCAGAAAAACTAGAAAAGGTAGCTAAAGGCGAAATCAATCGTTTAATTGTTAACATGCCTCCGCGTCATACTAAATCAGAATTTGCATCTACGTACTTTCCGTCGTTTATTATGGGTTTGAAACCTAATATGAAAATAATGCAAACGACTCATACCGGTGAGTTGGCTGTAAGGTTTGGTCGTAAGGTTAGAAACTTGATGGATCAAAAAGAATACAAACAAATATTTCCAGAAGTAAAATTACAAGCCGATAACAAATCTGCTGGTCGTTGGGAAACAAACAAAGGCGGCGAATATTTCGCAGCAGGTGTGGGCGGAGCTGTTACTGGTAGGGGTGCGGATCTTTTGATTATTGACGACCCTCACTCAGAGCAAGATGCCCTATCGCCAACTGCACTTGAATCAGCTTGGGAATGGTACACCTCCGGTCCTCGTCAGCGTTTACAGCCGAAAGGAGCTATCGTTATTGTTATGACTCGTTGGAGTTCTATTGATTTAACAGCAAAACTAATGGATGCGCAAAAAGAACCTTTGGCTGATCAATGGGAGGTAATAGAGTTTCCAGCAATATTTCCAGAAACTGAAAATCCCCTTTGGCCAGAGTATTGGTCAGTTGATGAATTATTAAAAGTAAAAGCATCTTTGCCTGGGCCAAAATGGAACGCTCAATGGATGCAAAACCCAACCGCTGAAGCCGGTGCTATTATTAAACGTGAATGGTGGCAAAGATGGAAACATGATTCTTTGCCAAGCGTTCAATATATTATGCAGTCATACGATACGGCTTTTTCTAAAAAAGAAACTGCCGACTATTCTGCTATATCAACCTGGGGTGTTTTTAGACCAACAGAAGATTCACCCGATTGTATTATTTTGCTTGACTGTCAAAAAGGTAGATGGGATTTTCCAGAGCTAAAAGAAATAGCGATGCGAGAATATCGTTACTGGGATACTGATATGGTTTTAATTGAAGCAAAGGCTTCTGGCACTCCGCTTACGCATGAGCTGCGGCGAATGGGCATACCGGTTGTTAATTACTCGCCAACACGTGGTCATGATAAAACAACACGTATGCACTCAGTTGCGCCAATATTTGAAGCTGGTATGGTATATGCTCCAGATAGATTGTTCTCAGAAGAAATGATAGAGGAATGTGCTTCATTTCCTTTTGGCAAAAACGATGACTTATGCGATACTATGACTCAAGCTCTAATGAGATTCCGCGAAGGCGGATTTGTTTCTTTAGACAACGATTATGAAGATGATGAGAAAGAACCAAGACAGAGGGTTTATTACTAATGGCAATTGAAAGCAATAGTAAAAATGAAAGGTTTGATGTAAATAAAAAATTTTTACTAGATTTTCATAACAATGTTTTATCTGAAAAAAAAGAAGGTAAAGAAGGACAAAAAACTGTTACTATGAAAATAGTTTCTGTTGGAACCGCTAAAGACAAACACTATCTTTTACCAAGCTATGATCCAGAAACAGGAAAAGTAATAAAAGATAGAGAAGAATTAATTAGTAAATATATGCCTTTAATAAAATCAGGAAAAATAAAAAGCTATAACAGTCCAAAAGAAGCAGAAAAAGATAGAAGTATTATATACCCTCAAATTGTAGGAACAAAAAATGGCAATTGAAAGACAAGTACCAGATCCAGCTCAAACTGCAGAACCAGTACAAGATTTAACGACTGAAAGACCAGCCGACGATATTGATGAGGAGATTATTGATATCTTAGAAGGTATGGGGGATGAGGGTGTTCAATACCAAGATGACGGCTCAGTTATTTTAGGTGAGCCAGAAGCAGAAATGCCATCTTTGGGTTTTGGCGAAAATTTAGCAGAAGTTGTTTCTGAAAGTGAGTTAGATAAAATTTATATTGAACTTACAGCAGCAATAGAAAACGATAAATCTGCAAGAGAAGACTGGGAAAAAACTTATACCGACGGTCTTAAGTATCTTGGTATGAAGTTTGAAGACGGAAGATCAGAACCTTTTGAAGGTGCTTCAAGTGTTATTCATCCGTTGTTAGGAGAGTCAGTTACTCAGTTCCAAGCGCAAGCATATAAAGAATTATTACCTCCGCAAGGTCCGGTAAAAACTCAAGTTGTTGGTGAATATAATTCAGTTGTAGAAGAGCAAGCTCAAAGAGTCAAAGAGTTTATGAACTATCAGATTACTCATGTTATGGAAGAGTATGATGAAGAGCTTGACCAAATGTTGTTTTACTTGCCGTTAGCAGGATCTGCATTTAAAAAGGTTTATTACGATGAAACAATGCAAAGAGCTGTATCTAAATTTGTAGCTCCAGAAGATTTAATTGTTCCTTACTATACAACTGATTTAGAGTCTTGTCCTCGTATTACGCATTTAATAAAAATGCCAGAAAACGACGTTAAAAAATTACAAGCTATTGGTTTTTACAAAAACGTAAATGTAAGAGCTGGTGACGATTTGCAAAATTATTCAAGTGTTGATACTGAATTAGAAAAACTAGAAGGTGTTTCTCCTTCTTACGATACAGGTGAGGTTTGTAATTTATACGAAGTTCATTGTAATTTAGACTTAGAAGGCTTTGAAGATATGGATGAGAATGGAGAGCCTACAGAAGTTAAGCTGCCCTATATCGTAACAATAGATTCTAATAGCGAAAACATTTTATCTATCAGAAGAAACTTCAACGAAGATGATCCGATGAGAGAAAAAATCGAATACTTCGTACATTTTAAATTTTTACCAGGACTAGGATTTTATGGTTTTGGCTTGACACATATGATTGGCGGATTATCTAAAGCGTCAACATCTATTGTTAGACAATTAATTGATGCTGGTACTTTAGCTAATTTACCCGCTGGTTTTAAAACTAGAGGTATTAGAATTAGAGATGAAGATTCTCCTATACAACCAGGGGAGTTTAGAGATGTAGATGCGCCTGCTGGTAATTTAAGAGATTCTATACAGCCTCTACCATTTAAAGAGCCAAGCGGAACTTTACTTAATTTATTAGGATTATTGGTTCAATCTGGACAAAGATTTGCATCTATTGCAGAGATAAATGTTGGCGAAGGTAACGCCCAAGCTCCTGTTGGAACAACTTTGGCTTTACTAGAAAGATCAACCAAAGTTTTATCTGCTATTCATAAAAGATTACACTCAGCTCAAAAGAAAGAGTTTGATCTGCTTGCAACAATATTTGCAAAAAGCTTACCACCTGTTTATCCGTATGCGGTATCTGGTGGAAATATGCAAATTAAGCAAACAGATTTTGATGACAGGGTAGATGTATTTCCTGTATCTAATCCAGATATATTTTCAACTAGCCAAAGAATTATTATGGCTCAAGAGATGATGCAGTTAGTACAATCTAATCCGCAAATACATGGTCCTAACGGGACTTATGAAGCCTATCGTAGAATGTATTCTGCTTTAGGTGTTGATAATATTGATGCTTTATTAATACCACCACCTGATACGCAACCAAAACCTGTAGAATCTGGTTTTGAAAACTCTACGTTAATGGCTGGCGGAATGGCTCAAGCGTTTATACAACAGAATCATGATGCTCATATAGCCACACATATGAATCTCCTGAATATGCAGCCGGTGCAGATGAATGCGCAAGTACAAGCTAACATCAATGCTCATATAATGCAGCATTTACAGATGAAAGCTGATTCAATAGCGCAACAGCAGATGCCACCTGAAGCGCTGCAACAATACCAGCAGCTTCAACAACAGGCGCAGCAAATGCCTCCTGCAGAAGCAGCTCAAGTAAACCAGCAAGCTAGTGACTTGTTGGCTCAATTTAGTTCGCCAATTATGAGCGAATTAATGCAACAGTTCTCTCAACAAGTTGCAGCTCCACCTCAAGAAGATCCTCTTGTAGCAATAAGAAAACAAGAGCTAGCTTTAAAAGGCCAAGAGTTACAACAAGACAGAGAGCAGTTTGAAATGAAAGAGCAAATGAGGGCTGAGGAAAAACTAAGGCAAGATCGTATTGACAGAGAACGTATTGCAACTCAAATGGATATTGCTAAAATGAAAGATGATTCAACTCAAGATAGACTTGAGCAACAAAAAGAATTAAAATTGATTGATATCGGTTTAAAACAAATCAGGTAAAATTATGATTAAAAGAACAGACGCAAGTAAATTGAAAACTCCATCCGTTAGCAAGAAGCAACCTTACTCTAACAAAGGTAATGTTGAGTTTAACGATATGAAAAAAGTTAGTGCTAATGCTACTCCTAAGCCAGGTATGGGCAAAGGAAAAGCAAGAGGAATGGGCGCTGCTGAATTTGGTGGCAAGTTTTCAGGCATTTATTAAATGTCAATAATTTGGATAGCCGAAAATTTTAAGAAGGCTATAAAAGAAAAGAAAGAGGACACCCAGACTCAAATATTAAATGGGTGCAAAAATTTTGATGATTATCAATATTTACGTGGACGTTACAATTCTCTCGTTGACGTAGAAGAAGAGTTTAGAGAATTGCTAGAGAGGATAGTAGAAAATGACGACGAAGAGCAAAGTAATAGTACCTAATCATATTGAGAAGGAAAGAAATACTAAGGAGAAAGTAACAAAAAGCGAATCAGAAACTGATAAAGCTTTTGTAACTCCTGAAGATAGAGTGCTAGATCCAACCTTAATGGATAAATCTTTAATAGAAAGAATGCCTCAGCCAAGCGGCTGGCGTATACTTATTTTGCCTTATAAAGGTAGAGGGGTTACTAAAGGTGGTATTCATATAGCAAAACAAACCGTTGATAGAGAAGCGTTAGCATCTGTTGTTGCATACGTTGTAAAAATGGGACCGCTTTGCTACAAAGACAAAGAAAAGTTTGGCGATACGCCCTGGTGCCAAGAAAAACAATGGGTACTAATTGGTAGATATGCAGGAGCTAGGTTTAAGCTTGGCGACGATGCAGAGTGCCGTATTATAAACGACGACGAAGTTATCGCGACTATACAAAATCCCGATGACATCGTTACGCTATAACGTGAGGAAATCATGCAAGAAGAAAAAGTAATGGCTACTGAAGCCGAAGATCAGATAGAAGAAGGAGAGGTTGTTGAGATTGAAGAAGAACAATCCTCTGATGAATCTAAAAACGCTCCTATAGAAAACGTATCTGAAGAAGAATCTGAAAAAGATTCTAAAGAAGATGAATTAGAAAACTATTCTAAAAGCGTTCAAAAAAGAATTGCTAATTTAACTAAAAAAATGAGAGAGCAGGAAAGAGCTGCTCAATCTGCTTATGAATATGCAAAAAATTTACAAGCAGAAAATCAAAGTTTAAAAACTAGTACATCTAAATTAAACCAAAACTATTATTCTGAAGCAGAAAATAGATTAAAGTCTCAAAGAGCTCAGGCAAATTCTGTATTGAAAAACGCATATCAAGAGCAAGATTGGGACAAGGTAACTAAAGCTCAAGAAATATTAGACAAAATTACTGTAGAAGAAAGTAAATTAGCTAATAATAGAATGACCATACAAAGAGAGCCTCAATATTATGATGCTCCTATGCCTCAACAACAAGCCTTTCAACAACCAGCAGCTGCACCAGAACCAGATCCAGCAGCAGAAGATTGGGCTAGTAAAAATGAATGGTTTGGTCAAGATGAAACTATGACTTTGGCAGCATTTAACATACATCGCAAACTTGTAGAAGAAGAAGGCTTTGACCCCAGCGATACAATGTATTATGATGAAATAGATAAACGTATCAGAGTTGAATTTCCTCATAAATTTGAGGGAACTACAACAAACAGCAAGATGCAGCAAACTGTTGCTCCTGCTGTTAGAAGTGGTAATAGTGGCTCTGGACGCAAACGACAAGTTAAGCTTACTAAAAGCGAAGTTGAAATGGCAC